AGCACAATAGCATCCCCTTCGGCTAAACGGTCGGCCATTTTCATCGCTTTAACGGGTGAAATCCCAAGCTTAATAAACCGTCTGACGATGGTAGCTTTAAGAAGAGTATTAATCATTCCCGCCAAAAAAGAATAGGTTGCTGGGCAGAATATCTCTCGCCCTTCTCAGTCTTTGGCTTACGAGTTCCCCAAGGCAGTCGGACTAATCCGAGGGGTGAGTTATAGATCGATGGGTCTGCTCCGAGCTTCATACTCATATGTTTAAACTGCTCGGCCTTACCAGGTATCCAATCGTACCAGCAGTGAAGACTCTGACCGCCACTATCGACTATCATTTTAAGTGGGCAGATTGATTCAAGTGCAAGTGCCGGTCCAATCTGATCGGCCTTAGTCCATGTCGGGTCATCGATCTCATGGACTAGATACATCCGCTCACCAGCATTCTCTTTTACCCGAGGACCGATATCCTTGAATGGATTGTAAGATATAAATTCCATCTGCCCTACCCCTTGGGATATTCCCCAATCGCCCGCCGTCTTAATCATGGTATTAAATTTATCCGCTTGGATATTTATCCATTGGTCAGATTGGAACAACTTGGAAACCGCCTCCTCGGCATTCAAAGGAATGGCGGAGGAGCGGAGCTGTAGCATTTCGAGATCCTCGGGTTTACCTTTTGCGTTAGATGAGATTCCGGTATCAATAGATACTTTTTTAGTCGGGCTGATAATCTTCTCACCTGACAGGATTTGATACGCACCGGTTAATGCATTTCGGATCTCATTTGGCTGGAGCGGTCGGCGGGTAAATTCCTTGGCTACCTCGAGGCAGTAATCGTGAGCCTTTTCAAAGTCCGATTGGTGCATTGCGGCACGGAGGGTAAGGCGGGCAATAAAGGTATGATGTCCAAAGTCTCCTTGCGGGAGTCGGTCGAAGAACCCCGCCATATCTGCTGATAGAATAGCCATTTACTCGGAACCCTCGCCCTCTATAAACTGGGCTATATATTCAGTAAGCTTCCCTATCGCCTCGGTCTCAATTCGCCTTAAAGTACGCCTTGGTATCCCTGTCTTTTCGGCCAGCTCGGACTGGGTAAAACCTCGATGGTCCTCGGGAATGCTAAGAAGCATATTCTTCAGCTTGGCATCGGTGGCCATCTGCTTGGCGATTTGACTATCGTCCGTCCCCATCGACACTAACCCACCTATCTATCATTCCCTTTGGAAGTCCCGCCTCGCTAACATGGTGATCATTTTCATCCGGCTCATATCCCTTACGAGAAATGTAAACTATCTCCGTAAGCACATTGTGGGTATTGCCCCACCGTTTAATCGCCCATGCTTCGTTGGGAAATCTTATATCGTCAAATACGATTGTCCGCTTGCCGATGTAAGGGAGAGCCGCCTTGTAGGCTAAGTCGATCCATATATTTGGATAAACCCCTTCCCTTCCCCACTCCGTCCCGAGACTCTGTAATAACTGCCTGGTATTAATTCCATCGGGAAAGTTGGGAATGGGTTCTTCTTTAAAATGCAGATACTTTTCCCCCGGCAGAATCACCTTGAGCATTTCTTTGATGGGAGTGGCGAAGGATAGGGTTACCGCATCGACAATAGATTTAGCATATGTCGATTTCCCTACCATTTTTGGACCTGTCAGTCCGATAATTTTATTGGTCATGTAGTGATGAATAGTGATGTTATTATTGTTAAAATGAAGGCGGCCACGGTGTAGAATAATACGAGGACTGTAGTGATGAATAAGCCGATTAAGCCGATTGAGCGGAGGAGTTTCATGCTTTCTTACGGAAAATCGATATTCAAATGTCCGTCTTTATTTTCGACTATTAATTTCACATCCAATGTACCATGCCTTGACTGATTTAATAACTGGTCTTTTAACCGGTTAGTAATTTGATCGATGATATAATAATTCTGCTCGGAATCCTCTAATACAAAAATTGTTTTTACCCCCTTTTTTTCAAAATAAAAATGTATTTTTGCGGAGTAAGGATCGTCTCCAACTATTAATGCTCCAAGTAAATGCCCTAGTATTTCGTATTCACCCACTTCAGGGTAAGGAAAATTTTCAATTTTAAATGTATCTGTCATAATTTATTTTATTTAGTAGTGCGTTTTAATTTCCCCCTCTGCCGCCAAGGGTAGCCCTGGCATATAGAGAGGCTCTTCGGTTAGTAGTTTGATCATTAAATCGAGTGCCGCCTGTCCCTCCGATTCGGCAACTTCAACAGTTACGGAATCGTGGACATGAAGGACAACGGGGAGTCCAGCGGCTTCTATCTTCAGAAGTGAATCCGCCATCAGTTCTCTCGCTGTAGCCTGAACGAGGTTCTCTAAAAGTAATCCGCCGTAAAGCTTCATCCGCCCTTGCCCTCGTACCTTCTGACCAGTCAGTTCTCGGCCATCATCTTTTACATCGAAATAACGGATTGGCTTCCCCGATTTACAGATCATCGTGGCACACTCGGGAGTCTGCCTTGCCTCCTCTCGGATGTGGTCCTCGCACTTCTTCCAAAGCTCAACGATCTTAGGATTCTGATTACGGAAATCTTTGACCTGTTTTCGGCTCTCAGAATCGGTCATATTTAGCTTTCCACCGGTTAAGGCCTGTGCCACTTGGCCGAATTTCTTCGGACCGCATCCGTAGCCCAATCCCAACACACGGGCTTTACATAAGTGTCGAAGTTCGGGGGCTAAATCTTTCATCGGTTCATCCTCGTTATAGAGTCCAGTCGCACGGCCATGTGCCTCGTAAAGATCAATCCCGCCTCTGACTAGCCCAAGGAAATCGAAGTCACCACAGAGGTACGCTAAAACGCGCGGTTCGATTTGTGAGAGATCCGCAGAAACCATTACTCGGCCTTTGCCGGGAGTCAGACATTTCTTAGCCGATGTACCTTCCACCTCGTCCCGAGGAATACCCTGAAAGTTTAATCCACCCGCTCCACTCCATCTGCCTGTGTGTGGCGCACCGCAGTATTTTAATCGGGTAGAAACTCGATGATCGGGGCGGACTCGTAAGATCATAGATATATATGTCTGCCTCGCCTTATTGGCTTTTCTCCACCTTGTCATCGCTTCAAGGATTGGAGCGTATTGCGGATTCTTAGCCTTCCATAAAAGCAGTTCAGAATCACCCTCCTGAGTAGACTTCGGAGGTTCGACATTTTGCATTTTTAAATAGGCGGCCATTGCAACAGTCGAAGTGGGTTCACCTCCTCCTGGTCCAACCCAAGGCAAAAAGGTTTCGACCTCCTTCATTATCGCCTCAGTCTTATTAATGTACTGCTGGCATAGATTCTGATCGATTGCCATGCCTCGGCTTGCCGTCCTTCGGGTAAATGCTGAAAGTAAAAACTCTTTCTCGGGGAAGGATATTTTCAGTTCATTATAAATGCGAATACAAGCTCGGCTATCACCCAGTGCATACTGCTTGAACGATTCATTCCCGAGAATCTCTTCGGGCCGAAGTCCGCTCATTTCATTGCGAGCATCCTTATTTAACTCCTCGCCAAATAATTCCTTATGACATCCCGCCAATGACCTCGGCAACTGATGCCAGCTTGCCATATCCGCCGTACAAATCCATTCTTTTGGAGTAAACTGTGGCATCTGACCCCTCGCCATTGCCATTCGACAGCATACCGAATCAAACTCTGCATTATGTGCGCATATCGATTGCCCGTTTAAGCGGTCCACTGGTAAGTCTCGGGGATCTCCTACCCACTCAAATCCATCGTCCGATACCAGGCTAACTATGGTTACCCGAAAGTCGGGGTGCTTGACATAGCGATCCAATCCCATCGTGGCCACGCTGTACTGCTTGGACCAAACTGTTTCAACATCGAGGGCGATCAATTCCGATCCTCCTTTAAAATGGTTTCTGCTGACATTACCGCATTCTGCAAAGTCGGATATTCCAGTTCGGGTAGGTCGGGAGTATCTAATTTTACCCGCCAATTCATTTTGTCGGTGTCAAGTATTACATCCGCTTGCCGGCTTCCTACCTTGACCACTACCTTCTCTCCCCGAGGTAATCCTCTGCCCATCTTATATATTGTTTTCATTTAATACCTTTCCAATCTGTTTCCCTATCCACTCAGCCACATTGACAGTTACAGCATTACCCATGGCCTTATATCGTGGACCATCTGCCTGTTTGAGTACCTTGCCGGTTGCCTTCCACTCGTTCCCTTCGAGAGTCAGTTCCATCTTTTCCGATGTCCAATTATCGGGGAATCCCTGTAGGCGCTCGCATTCGATTGGAGTCAGTCGGCGGACGGTTAAATTCTGCTGATAACCAATAGTCGCATTACTGCCCAAAGCGGGACTATGCTCCTCGCTGTGGATCGGATCTTGCGAGGCATGAAATGCCACCCCCACGCCTTCCACGCCTTGCTGGCTACGCAGAGTTACCGATACATCCTTATTTACTCCGCTACCTTGTGAACTCTGCGAAGTCTCTCCACCGCCTTGGAGGCAGTAGGTTTCTTTTTGCTCAACAATAAGTTTGTTATCATTTACATATTGGTTTCCAGCGCCCTTATGGTCAGCATTACAAAGCGTACCTACTATGTCTTGCTCACCCTCTCCAACGCTTTCTGAAGCATCTCCGGCAGTTCCTTTCCCCGCTTCTCGGCTCGGCGCAGGATACCCTGGCAAGCTCTCGGTGATAGCGAGTATTTCGTCAACGGATTCGCCTCCAAAATCTGAGACAATGAACACGCGCTTCCGTCTTTGGGCCACACCGAAATACTGGCTGTCGAGAAGCCTCCATCCTGTTTCACAAGCCCCGCTGTCGAGTAGCTCTCTGATACACCTTGCAAGTGCGACACCATCATCTGCGGAGAACAATCCACCGACATTTTCTGCCACCGCAAAGCGTAACCCGCATCCTCGGGTTCGCAGTTCCCGAATAAGTCTAGTTGCTTCATAGAATAATCCTGACCGTTTTCCATCTAATCCCTCTCTTTTACCGGCCACGCTCAAGTCTTGGCATGGAAATCCGTATGTTATAAAATCTGCATCGGGCAGATCATCCGCCGATACTTTTGATACATCGCAGAACAGGGGAACATTCGGCCAACGATGTTTTAATACACCCGCCGCATTCTTGTCCCATTCGACTTGGGCAACACATTCATGCCCCGCCTGTTCCATACCTAGATCGAATCCACCGACCCCAGCGAATAAGCTAATAAACTTTGCCATCTAAATTCCCTTCCTTTTTTTATACCGACCGTAATCAAATTCAGCCGATGGGCGGGTTCGCGGCACATCCGTCCGCACAATCCGAACCCGCCCATCCTCGTGAATTACAGTCAGTTTGTTTTTGTCCCAAAACCGTTGGTAACCTTCAGCGACTTCCTTCGCTAAATTGATTCCAAAATCTAATTCTGTGAAGTGAGTTTTACCCATCGATGCTATCCATATATTTCTTGAACTGCTCGTCCTTCGATTTGAGATCCGTTATCATAAGCCCGAGAATATACCGGCTCATTGATAATTCCTGTCTATAGGCTAATTGCCTAATTCCATCCCTCATCCGTTCGGGACACCGGATATTAATGGCCGCTTCATTTATCGCCTCGCCAAATATATACCCTGGTGTCCTAAACCTTACTGACTTCTTCGCCATCTTCGCCATCCTCCAATAATTCCTCTTCCCGCTTGGCCTTTGCCAATGTCATGGCATCAGGCTCAAAACCGGCTTTCCAATTTATCTCATCAATATCATCTTGATTGATGTCGAGAAAGCTGTCCCGAGGTTCGAGCCAATATTTATTCTCCATGACTTCGAGGATCGTAGTTTTTAAGACTCCGCCATAACTGACAGAGGGCGGTGAAATCGACCCATGCTTTGGCGAGATCCTCGGGGGAATATTTAATTACCTCGAACCTACCTGGTTCAGTCGAACTGACGTAACAATTAGCTCCGTGGACGCTATGCCCCAACACCGCCTCTTCGCCCCAATAGGTTGCGGCATAGGCCGCTATCTGATGGATTTGGAAGTCGTAACTGGTGACCTTAACCTTCGGCTTAGTCTTACGGGTTTTCCAGTCTAAGATAAACTTAGCACCTTCCGATCCCTGTCCGACAATATCGACTGTGCCGGCAAATCCATGATTCGTATTTACCAGCATCTTTTCAAACTCGATGAAGTTAAGCCCATGCTCCTGTTTCCAATCGAGGGCGGGCTGAATATACTCTAATAGTTCATCGGGTATATGCTGACCGGTAAAGTAAGCCTCAATTGCATCGTGAACTTTCGTCCCAAAGCTTGCCGCTTCCTCGACTGGCTTTTCGTGCATTACAAGGCATCGGTCTGCATATCCTTCGTAACTCTCGTCAAGCTTCGCCGGATTATCGAATGCTATACGAAGTAGCTGGTCTTGTTTCCATCGCTCCAACCCCGGCTTGGCAAACAGGCCAAGTAAGGTTGTCACGGATGGAAATAGCCCATGCTTCTTTGCATCTCTTAGAGTGGTATTCCGTTCACCGTCACCCTTTGCCCGAGGCATGGTATGCTTGGCCTTACCCTCTCGGGTGTACCAATGCCCACCGCTACCTCTTTTCGGTTTTTCCTGTAGAATAGCCATTCCATAACTCCTTTCCATATTTCCAAAGAAAGAGTACTAGGTGGATTAATCGCTTCAGATATTTCATCCTAACTTCGCCTCCACTCTCTTCACTAAGGATTGCAACGAAGAATCAGTTTCAATATATCCGCCGTAATTCTTCCATGTGGATGAAACTTGGCTGTGGTCACGATTAAATGCTTTCCCAATCTCCACACAAGTTTTGCCAGTCTTTAATCTGCTTAGATAAATGGCGATGGAACGGGCAAGGGATACTTTTCCAGTTCTCCCCCGCCCGTCTATATCACTTACCTCAACTCCACATTCGTCAGCAGATACTCGTTTAATGTCCTCGATGGTCATGCTCATAGAACCATGTCAGCGACTACGGCCAACCAACCCATCATTAATAATATATTAATCGGATTCATCTTTAGAATGGTACATTTTCAGGTGCTGGTCCTGTGAACTGAGTTCCCATTGTTGCCTGTTGGGGCTGAACGGGAATCGGCTGTTGTACAGGTTGCTGTACAGGCACAGGCTGTGGCTGATCAACTGTCACAGTGGTAGCAGTCTGCAACGGCGCTTGCTGAATGGGTTGCGGGTTGAACTTCTGTGCCGGTTGAACTGGTTGAACTACGGGAGCCTGTTGAATAGGAGCTGGTGCTTCGTCTCCACTAGGGATGACAAATCTTGACCTGTCAGGTATCTGATTTTCCATCCCCGCCATTACTGGCATGATTGCAGTAATGTCTGCATACTCTCTGCCCTTCTGAGAAGTCTTGTTAATGATGTTCAGAGTTGCCCCTTTGCCTACCATTGACTCAGTGTCAAATCCGCCAAAAGGCATCGTTCCATTCCAAGATGTCAGTGTTGTAAACAGCTTACTCTTTTCATGGAGCGATATCACCATCTCACCGGTCTGAATCATCGTCCCATCGGTAAGACCGAATAAGAACCTAGTGAAGTTCTTCGTCTCGATAACAGTTGGGTCGTCATAGGACGGACGCTGAATGCTCATTGAGTCCTTTACCGCCAAACAGACTGCAAATGTCTGTCCCGCTGGCGCGAGTGTAGTGAGAGGCCAACCTGTGATCGGTCCGCCTGTGTTAGATGATTGCTGTAATATAGCCATGATATTTTATGTTTTCTATCTCCATTTTTACGGGTGGAGGCCCATTATTGATTAATAAGAAAGTGTCGGAGGATCAGAATGGCATCCGCCGTTTTTAAAGTTACCCCTTTAGTCGATGGAAAGAATTGCTTGGCATGGTTCGCTAAAACCTTCTTTCGTTTACCCGAGGTTAACTTAGTTAGCCCGCTTAATCCCTTTTGCCATTCCTGTGGGCGGACTAAGGTGAAAGGGATTTCGGCCATCCGAAGGACTCCTTCAAGGAAGCCACATGATTTGCCTAATTTGAATGAGCTACTCGAAGGAATCATCTTCCCCGCAAATGGCGGGACCAATTCGACTACAGCCTCAATCGATGTGACAATTGGATGGTCTTGAAGGTCTTGGATGTGTTCGACAAATTCAAAGTCTTCATCGAGGGTGTGCAGTTTAATATCATGCAAACCACCCCAAGCGATTGCGTAACCTCCCGACTTACCAGGGTCAATTCCGATAGTCAGTTTCATGCGGCCTCCTCGGAGAAAATGGCGATTACTTTTTTAACATCAGAGGCCAAATAATGCTGGCCTCTTTTCCGAATACCAAACTCTCGCTTGAAAGTTTGCAAAGCCTTATCAGAATTTAATCTGAAAATTTCTTTGACCTCACGCTTCGTGAGAAATAAATTGTGATATTGATTTAGTAGTTTTTCCATTTTGCCGGTTAATGTTAAAACCGGTTGGAAAAAACTAAGTGCTATTTACTAACTATTTATGTCGAAATAGAACCGTAATCCATATTGTGCGAAACAAAATGTATGCCAACCGGTTGGTTATTAATAATATTAAAGATCAAACTCAGCCCATCCATTGGGTGAATAATGCTTTTAAATGGAATAAATCGGATCATGTCAACTAAATGTATATTTTTTTTCGCAAAACAAGT